TCAAACTGATCGCCATTGTCAACAACTAAGCGATAACGCTCAACTGTCACTTTATCGGAGAATTTCTTCTTCTGCTCACCTTTTCCGAACGCAGTGTCTTTACCTTTAATTGCTTTGCCGGATAGATTGCCATCAAAGTCGAAAACAACTGTATGCCCTTCGGAAGCGCTGGTGTTGTTTGTTTGAAATATGATAGAGTCTTTTGAGTTGCCCGTATAAGGTGTCCAAAATGATTTGGATGCTGCTTGGATCAAACCTTCACGCATCCACTTCTTGCGCTTAAGGTCTGAATCGAGTGCTACTACTGCGGTAGTCATAGCCTTTCCTTTAAATTGAGTTGAGAGGACACCGAATCAGTGGCTCTAGATGCACACTGTTTTTCGCTGGCTTCTCAACTCGGAGGAATGCTAGTTACGAACCGTATAATTTATACTAGCACATATAAATCAATAAGTCTCGTTTTTATATGAGGCAGCGGCATCTAAATCGACCGCAGTTGCCGTAGGTATACTGGAACCACCCGCATTTGACAGATTAGGCTCATCAGCAGGGGCATCTGACGTAGCTAAGGTTTTACCCGCCGTCAAATATGTGGCGACCTCACTTAAATACCCTTCGAAGCTAATCTCACCCTTCTCTAACCGCTTTAAAATGCGTGGTGGGGTATCGTTCTCGATCATATCTTCTGTAATAGCGGGGTTATCGGTCAAGAATGTAGCTAATGTTGCTGTTCTGGCTTCCAATTCCGATACTTGCTTTGCTTCGGTGTTGATATTGGCTGTCTGCTCACTAAACTCAGTGGTTCGGGCCTGCTCTAGCTCGTTAATCTTAGCTCTCCATGCGTCAGGGTCATTGGCCTTCAGCGTTAGCAGCTCGTCAGTCTCAGGAATTGTGGCTACAAAGTCCGCTTGCCATTTCTCCGTTAGTTTAGCGTTTGCAGCTGTTAGGGTGGCTACTTCTGCACGAGATTTTGAAAATGCCGCCTGATTATCCCGTACTCTGCGTTCGGCGTTGGCCGCGTACTTCACTCCTTCCGATAAACCTTCTGGTAGTTGTAATTTGCCAGCTGCATCAGGTGTCATGCTAGCTACGGCAGCTGTTACTTCTTCTGCGAATGTAGACATTGTGATATCCTCAATATAAGAGTGTCAAGTTTAACAAACAAGTGGACAAATTGGAAGAAATAGGTTAAAGTTTTATTAAACTTATTAAAGGTGACACATGTCAGTATACACATTCTCCACTAAAACTAAGCGTCCCTCCGATACTATAGTCGTTGAAGAAGTAAAGAAACACTGCGAAAATAACGGCATGAACTTTAGCGCGTTAGTCATTAAGCTGCTGAGGGAGTGGAATGAAGAACGACAAGCAAAAGTTTAGTGTTATCAGCCTGCTTATGAAAGGCGACGCACCCTCTCAAATAACAGCTGCATTGCCTGATATTCCGTACTCTACAGTATTGCGGTGGCAGAGAGAGTTTGAAGCGGCTAGGCAGAGTAACACCATTAACGAAATAGTGGACGTAGATTCAGCAGTGCTTGATAGCGTGATAGCTAAGATAGAAGAAGAAAACACCCTCGACATTACCGGCGCTCTCGGCAGCTTCAGGAAAAGTGTAGATAAAGCACAAATGTTGCAAGAGGAATGTCAAGTAACAGCCTTAGCTATAAATGAAAGAATAAAAAACCGAGTGTTAGGTGCTGATACCGTTTCCGAGCTGGAAGTCTTGACTGAATCGCTATGTAAGATACAACAGGCATTCTTCAACAAGAATACAACAAGTGTAAATGTCCAGAACAACTTCGATGCAGCCCCTGCATATAACAACTTCTTAACAGACGAGCCTACCTAATTGTGATCTTAACTAAGTCTGAGTTTGAGGATATGTACCCCACATTGGGGTACGATCACTTCAACAATCCTCCACCCGCCGGTACATCTAAAGCTGCGTTTGAGAGCCGGTATCTAAGCTCTAAGTTATGGCGACTTAACAACCTATACACCATCGTAAATAAGGATGGTAATGCGGTTAAGTTTGTAATGAACAAGTCACAGCATATTGTGTACGTGGCCTCTAAGAAGCACCCGCGTGTGATCGTCCTTAAGAGTAGACAGCAAGGCATCTCTACTTTCTGGTTAGTGTCCTTCTTTGATGACTGCATCTTCGGTAAGCACCTTAGCATTGGTTTAATGGCTCAAGGTACTGATGAAGCTACCACATTACTAGAGCGCGTTAAGTTTCTATGGGATAACCTTAGCGAAGATGTTAAAACTTTCACCAAAGTTAAGCTAATTAAAGATAACACAAAAGAATACGGGTTTAGTAACAACTGCACAATGTTTGTGCGTGTGTCGTTCCGATCTGCCACTCTACAGAGACTGCATATATCTGAATTCGGCAAGATTGCCAACGCTAACCCACAGCGAGCTAAAGAGACCAAGACCGGCACACTACAGACCTTAGCTAAAGGAAATACAGGTATTATTGAGTCTACAGCTGAGGGGCGTAATGATTTCTCTGAAATGTGGGATAACGCGGTACTAGCGCATGAGAGCGGGCAGATGGCCCCTAAAGATTTCTACCCTGTGTTCCTCTCATGGCTGTACGATCCAGATTGTACGCTAGATGTGTTCCAGTCTGAGGATAACGAGTCCAAAGCATATTTTAGCGAGCTTGAAATTAAGACAGGCAGAGTTATCAATCTGGAACAGCGTAACTTCTGGATCGCTCAGCGTAGAGAGCTTGCAGGCGATATTTATCAAGAGTACCCAGCTACACCAGAGGAAGCTTTCGCTGTCAGCAAGGATGGCACATACTACGCACGTAAATTCAATGAAGACTGTGTGCGTAAAGGCGGTGTCATTAGTGACTTGTACGATCCCAATCTAGACACAGACATATACTTCGACATTGGTGTGCATGACTACTGCGTAATGGGCTGGGTGCAGTGGTACAGAGGCAAGTACAGAATTGTTGCCGAATATTGGAATAATAACTTTGACCTAGAATACTATATAGATGTAGCTATAGAGCTTGGCTGGCCTATACGCAGCTTTGTATTTCCTCACGATGTCAAGGTTCGACAAGCTGCCGGAGGTAAAGCACAAGGGGGCTTGGCCAGAACCCGATTAACTATAGTCAGGGAATATGTAAAGAGCAAGAAGCTAAGGTCAACCTGCCGCGCTATGGCTAAGATAAGTAAGGCTGACGGTCGAGAAGCAGTACGGCGGATGATTCCTAACATGATGATAGATCCTAAATGTACATATCTTATACGCTGCTTTAATAACTACTCTAAAGAGTGGGACGCAAAGCTCAAAGTGTGGAAGGATGACCACCTACACGACGAATACAGTCACGGGGCTGATATGTTACGCCAGATAGCCACTGACCACAAAGAAACAGGTCTTACTAGTATGGCCCTACCAGAACCCCGCAAACCTTCTTCTGGGTTTGCAGTGTAACTATCTAAAATCCAAAGACTCCCTTAATAATATTGATATAATTAATAATAATAAATACGTACTAACTTAAATATAGGACTCTTTGGATTTCTCAAAGTGACGTTCTACCGCAATTTATTAGTTAACGCCTAATCCAGCATATAACAAATCTGTCGCCCGAATTAAAGTACTCTTATTAAATTTAATATGTAACAAATTTGTCGCCCGAATTAAAGTGTCCGGGTGTGTCAAAAAATTGACACCTGCCCTGCCCCTAGCCCTCTTTCGTCAACTTCTTGACACTCTCCTAACAGTTGGCACGATTCCTGCTTAGTAGCAAGTTCCGTACCACTAGCAACAACTGTGCCACAACGCCTCTTGGCACGATTCATGCTTGACACATTCACTATCACAACTCTCACCACATGTCTAGTAACTTATAGTTATACCTATATAACTTCTAGGTATTATACAAAGTGACACAGTGTGCTATAATTACTTTAACAACTTAGCAAAGAGACGGAAACAATGAATCACAAACTTATAGAGCAACACCTACTAACTATGATAGCTAAAGATCCATCACAGGCTAGTGTAGAGATTGCGTCAATCAAACGCAGGTTTGAAACGTACTGCGCTCAGTTTCCGAACACTGATGTGTCCACGCTACGGCTTCACAACTGGATTAACTACACAAACCTACTAGGTAGCCCGTCAAATGTGCAGATCGTGGCGCGTGGGCTTGCGTGGGGCGCTTTGGACGATGATTCAACGTTTGACGAGCAAATGCTATTCATTGCCAGCGGTTACGATTGGGCTTTGACACACGCTCTTTATAACCTTTTCGACTAAGCTAATAAACACACGGTATAACACAAAGTGACACCAATCTGTTATAATAGTTACAACTTCAAAGGATAGCTAATCATGAGTAAATCAAGCGAACAGGATCGAAAAGTTAAAGTTTACCTTTTAAACATAATGGCAGACATGAACGACGATGGGCCAATGAACATCAACGAATCAATTAAGTATTGCGTAGACAGATTCACAAGTGAGTATCAGTGGAGAGTCAACCAAGTAGGGCCACAAACGGCTATGACGGACTGGCTGCAAGGACTGGCCACTGATATAGCTTACTGGAACCACGAAATACTTGAATTGGCCGTTGAATGGGGTTCACTGCCCCGTGACGCGACGGAAAAGCAGGAAGACGCAATACTAGGCAACTATTGGCGTTTCATGGCTGTGAAGCTACTACAGCTCTTTAACGGCTACCAAGTACCAAAATCACTGGAGATTTGAAATGATTATCAAAACCGCATCAGACCTGAAATACATGCACGAATTAAAGCAACCGGACAGTTTTATGTTTGACAGGAAGACAATGAAGTTCTTCGGGGACACCATGTCAAATTTCTACGTGCCTAAGAAGGCCGGTGCAGCAGCCGTGACAAGCATCAATACACACACTAGGGCAAACGTACAGTGTTACACATTAGAACGCAGGAGGGCCGTTAAAGGTGGCCTAACCGCGCCTTTCTATTTTGAGATAGGCACTTTGGAACGAGTGAGGGCAAAAGCGTGAATACAGTAAAGATAAACTTCGGCGGATTTTACAGGACTTACCATGAATCTATCATAGAAGACAACATGCAAAGCGGTGAGGACTACTCGACACTGATTAACGACTACGCAGATAGATATATAGATAAGCTGAATAATGAGTTAGGTACTGACTTAGTCTATATGGAAGTACAAAGCCCTAAAGAGTACAACTTTATTACTGATGTGATTGTATGCAGTTTCACTAATGAAGATGTGATAGCTATCAGGCGATTCATACAAGAACACGCACTAGGGAACTACGTGATAGAGAGATGCGGAGAAGCCACTACCCCTATAAGCGGGTACACGCCTTATCACACGTTTGAGCAATTAGTCCGCAATGCACACCTATTTTTAGAGTGTAAGCTCGACGTAATTATAGCGCACTTAGAGTATGATTATCCGTTTGTCGTGGAACATTTATGAGCCTAGATGAACTATATGAGGATGTCATAACAGGCAGACAGAAGCACATAGTATTCAGTAAAAGATTCGTTGCCGAGCTAAACAGTAGCAGCTGTGCTAACAAGCTAAACATGCTCCGACGACTGGTCATAAGGTGGCCCTCGACGAAGATTTATAGGCAAATTAGCGTACTATTGGCTAACTAACTGCATGACAGCGTATTTACTAACAAAATCCAAAGGCTCTCTTATGAATTTTAATTATTGTTGAAAATAGGGGTATATAGGGTCTGGGAATAGAAAAACGTCATGAAAATTAAGAGAGCCTTTGGATTTTATGGGTAAATACGCTGACATGTGATTGACTAACTAACCCACTAAATAACCTTAATACCCTATAACTAGCACTAGAGGATGACACATGCATATACGAACAAGTTCTAATACTTACGAGTACGAAGTAGTCAAAAATGACGTAATTATTGCTGCTTTCTGCTCTGGTTTGCTCGCTGTAATGAGAAAGGAACGGCTAAAAGTAGGCGTAGAGATATCAACAAGAAAAGCTATAGGGGTAGCTCGCAGAGTAGTTAGAGACTCTGTTGATTCTTCTATTAGGCGCGAAGCAGTACAGTTTTTAAAGTTGTTAGTACAGCCAGACAAGTTGAAAGTGTAAGCAGTGTTCGAGAAGTTGAAAGCCAGAGAAGTACACCCATCAGGAAAATTTGACAGTGCTGGCAGGTTTTACGCTGAGCACGCGGCATTAATTAGTGTTAGATCACCCTCTGGGCGCACCCATATAGTGAAATGATGGGCGCTAGAACAAAGAAATATGTAACCGCAATTGCCGTTATCTACGGAGACGATAATATACTAGCAAATATATAGTTAGTATGTTAAACTTATTACTCACCACCACTTACTTAAATAAGGAATACCATTATGTCAATCAAGAAAATTTTTGTCCCTGTAGTAGACTTTTTGGAAGCTAACACAGAAAAGAAAGTAAAAACTATCCTCCCTGAACTGATTGCCCTCGTCTCTGCTAAGCGCAATCAAGCGACTGTCTACCACCGTGACGAAGCTGGCACAGTTGTTGCTATCCGTTGCTTCTATCACAAACTGTGGTTCCCGCTGAGCGCTGTAGAGTTTGGCGTTAAGTCCAGCTCACCTACTGGCCTGAACAGTATGAGTAAGGATGGATTAGCTAAGTGGACACGACAGCAGAATGCAGCAGCTAAGGCTAAGGAGGCGCTACTAACCTCTATCGCATCCGGTGATATGAGCGCAGAAGAGCTGCCAGCCCGTCTCGAAGCTATTGAAGCGGATCGTGTCGCCATCCAGCCCTTCACTGAGACTGATTCAGCGCCTGAAGGCTTCGGTTTTGAGGAACTTGACGATCTGTTAGCTACAATGTAGGCTGTACACCACCACGAAGGGAGCTTGTCTCCCTTTTCTTTACCCTGAAGGGTCACTCTATGCACATTATCGACGCTTATAATGCTGGCTTAACTGATGTAGTTGACTTAGCTATCGCATTTAGAACTACTATACGCCATGTACGTAACACGCTACCGAACCCACCACAACGACTCTGCTCGCACACACTAGCTGAGATGGAACTAGCAGAAGGCGGCTGGTACGCGGTAGCCAAGCGCTACAACACCACAATGCTAGATATAAAGAAGGCCCGACAAACGCCAGTGCTGAACACCAGCGACATTATAACAATGTGGAACGCGACCGATATATCACTGACTCAGTTAGCTAAACGGTTCCATATCACAGAATCACGCACATTGTCGATACTGGGGTATCCATCGCTCATTAAAGAGCTGGTAGCTTCAGACATGCCACCCGCAGACGTGGCGAGACTAGCGGGTTGCGCCATAACCACTGTCTACCACTACAGAAGCGCTATGAAGATGACTATACCGCAGCGCCGACTATCGCCTGAGCGATGGGCTGATCTGCTCGCTGACAAGACACTGACAATTACAGAGTTAGCTAACAAGTACGGTATTAGTAGGGCTGCAATCTACAAAAGGAGAGCCATGTAATGGAACGGTTCATGGACTGGCATACCGTACCGCTAAAAGGCACACTAGAACGGCTGCCCGATGGCTCAAAGACGATACCCCACTTCTCACAGAAGTGGAAAGAGCACTACACCCACAACAAGAACACAACCCCAACGGCTATAGGTGGCGTACTAACGGGCGAGCTATCGGGCATAGTGGCTATTGACTGCGATAATGACCACTCGCTGACAATATTCAGAGCTTTAGATCCTACATACTCATTTGTGTTTGTGTCCAAAGGTAAGCAAGGCGGCACATTTATTTACGCCTACACACCAGCGCTACCAGATAATTTCATTATTAAGAACGACCACATAGAGCTGGACTTTTACTCTAATAACGGCTTTGTATATCTGCCAACGGCGGCCAACACTTCAAAAGAGCCGTTCCCAGATACGCTACCTGCTCTAAGCCCTATGCCACCGGCAACCGAAGCACTGCTACAGACACTAAAAGCGCCCACGCCACAGTTAGCACCGGCACAGAAACAGAACATACTAACGGCGCAGTGTTTAGCTCCTTTAGTTAAGCAGTTCACAAACGAGCAGAAATTCATGCCAGGGTTATTTAAAATTATAACTCCGCGAGACTTCCGCACAGAGCCGCAATATGTACAGCAAGGGTTCCTACACCCAGAGAACGTACCAGCAGGCCGTGGGTCTGAGTATCTAAGCAAAGTAAGCGCTATACTGGGCGCAGATGTGAGCATAGATCACACGCTGTACGTTAGCGCACTGCATGACATTAACACACTATTCAAGCAGCCGATGGACGCGCCACGCATAGACAAGACAATCGCTGACCCTATGCTGCACGGAAATGCTTCGGTAGACGGCATTCAGCTGTGGCAGTATGACGAGGACTGGGCAGCGCACAGAATGATCATGCACACTAAGCGACAATCTTCGATAGAGCTGGGCTTCGATGATCACCGTGCCATGTACTATTATGTAGACCCAGCAAATGAGCACGTAAAATCGTTTGCCAGAGATTCCGAGTTCTACTCGTACTTACAAAGTGTGGTGTACTCACTCCCTAAGAAGATAGAAGTAAAGTCTGCGATGCCGATAATTAACGTGCAGTCAGAACCAAATAAACCGTTCGGCTTTCACGCTGGTGACGACCCTACCGCACGGTCACTGAACACATTCATAAGAACCCCAGAGTTAGCTATACTGGACGACCCAGCGCCGTATGCGCCACTCTACAAACGACCAGAGACCACACTGAAGTTCCTCAGATCGCTAGTGCCAGAAGAGAAGATGCAAGACTATCTGCTGTCGTTTATGAAGCGCAAGCTGACAACATTCGACTACAGCCCCGTAGTGCTATACTTCCTCGGCGTGTCCGGCTCTGGTAAGGATACATTTGTAGAGCTGGTAGAGCAGATAATGGGTAAGGTAGCTAAGCCAACAACTAAAGAGTTCTTGGAGATGTTTAACGGGTGGATGTTAGATACTTACTTTGCACAGTTAGATGAGTACGGGAACCAGTTAACCACAATGCGAGAGAAAGACGAAGCATTAGGTAAACTAAAAGCCTACACTGGCAAGCAAGTCATACAGATCCGGCAGATGCGGAATGACGGCTATCAGCATAAACATAATGTCACATTTATAATGACAGCTAACACAAACCCGTTTGGGATTGAGGACGGAGATCGACGGATAGCGCTACTATCAACACCGAACGTGCTTATACAGCAGGAGTGGGTGCATGACATGACAGCAATACATGATGCGATAATGGCAGAGAGTGTAGATTTCTGTTACTACTTAGCTACAGAAGTGCCAGACTTACATAACAGTGCTTACCAGCTGCCACCAGCTAGTGCAGGTAAGCAAGAGCTGATAGCCGATAGCATGTATGCTGCACAAAGGATAGCGTTCGTGCTTAAGAATGGTATGTTAGATTACCTAAAGAACCTTGCTAAAGATCACAACTGTGCTATAGTAGTTACAGCATTAGAGAATAAGCGCTTAACTTCAGCTGCACTAGAAGAGCTGTACGACATAATGACAGACTACAAAGGCAACATGCGAGCGTTAAACAATTCGATACGTACAGCCGGAATAAAAATTAAAGCGACATCGTCAATGGGCGATAAAACATATTACTACGACTTGGAGTGGAAATAATGAGTGACGGACTGATAGAGTTCTCGAAGAAAACACCAGTACCTGCGAAGAGTGGTAACGACACAACTACACGGCTAGAGCCTCCTTGTCCTGTTAGTGGCAAAGCTTGTCCTAACTATACATATCAACGCGATAATTTTGGGAGGTTACTATTGAGCACTGTAAACACCCTGATAATACTAGTGATTTCGAGGGTAACTGCATCTATATTTTATGCCCTTTCGACAGTAATTATAAGAGGTTTAAACTATGAGCGACAACAAGAGAATCGACGGACTGATAGAGTTCTTGAAGAAAACACCAGCACATGCAAAGAATGTCGTGCTATTCCCTGTAAAGAAAGCCGTCAAAATTTCTGACGCTGTAGCTAAAGAGGTAAAGAAAGATGCTAATTAGTGTAATAATGGGCAGTAAATACTGGGCCACCGTACCCCGTAAGCATTCAATCGCACTAGCGGCTATAGATAGAGCTGTCGTCAACATCCTGCTTGATGACGATAGAGGTTGGACAGGTATAGTTTCAGTCGCTAGCGCATTAGCGGAGATATTACCCGCCAGTACATTAGACAACAATAACGATATTCAACAAGTGCTTAAAGAGCGTGGGAACACGTATGGTAGCTTCACAGATAATGCGGCTATGTCTCAACAATGCAAACGTGCGTTACACGATTGCCGTACGTGGCACAAATTGCTTGATGTAGAGCGGGAAGCTTTAGAGATGATCGCACATAAGGTGTCTAGGATTGTGAACGGTGATGCGGACTATGCTGACTCATGGGTGGACATTGCAGGCTACGCGCAACTTGTAATCGATACGACACCTGTGCGAGCGTTTAGCGTATCTGAAGGGGTGTCGGACGTGATTCGTAATCTGCGGATAGGGGTGTGTGCTACATGCTCACATGTTACATTAACTAATGAGATAAGCGTACATACTGATAACCAGCAGTGCATCGAGTGTAAGTTGTCTGATATAACCAGAAGTTCTAACAAACCACCACACAAAGGAGTATAATAACCATGAACAAGCAAGTTAGATATTGGCCGTTTGCCGCAGGGCAAGCAATTCAGCAGGGTAAAAAAGAGTTCGGCATTGGTACTATCGTGCAATTCTTCGCAGATTCTGTTGTGTTGCAGCTGAAAGATAATACGTTTGTTGCAGTACCGTTAGATAACATTCAATTAATCGTAAAAGGAGAGTAAGATGAGCACTGAAAAAATCACGACAGGTAGAGGCAGTTTAGAGTGGGTTAACATTGTAGGCGAGGGCAAAGAAAATATGTCCGGCAACATGAAATATGTTGTTAGCTTCGTTCCTGAAGATGCTACCGAGCTGCAAGCAAAGTTGGACAAGTTTTGGGAAGCTAACAAGCCCAAAGGCTTCAAGAAAGATCCAAAATCAATGGGCTACTACCCGCATAAAACCGCAACTGATGAGAAGGACGAGAACGGCAAAACTATCTACGAAGAAGATGGCCTGCTAACCTTCCAGTTTAACACCGGCACGACATATCCAAGCGGCGATGGTAAAGTTGTTAAAGTGTACAACAGCAAGAACCGCGAGGTGCAGCTTGGCAGCATTAAGATTGGTAACGGCACGATAGGCGCAGTGGCTGGCGCGATGGGGATCTACAAGAATACCACACCTAACGGTAAGACTATCGTTGATGCTGGCGTTACGTTGTACCTTGATCGTGTGCAGATCTTCAAGCTTGTAGAATTCTCGCAAGACTCCGGCTTTGGTGTCAGTGATGACGATGACGGCTGGTCTGGTGATGAAGGTTTCGACGGCACAACCGACGATGCGCCAGTAGCGAGCAAAGGCACACCACGCCTATAAATTAATAACCGCTCTCACAAACATTGGATACTGTTATGAACGACGTAAATTTACTGTTAGCTAACAACCCTGACTTCCGCTTTGTAGAGACTGTATTCGCACCCTACACAGGTGACAAAACTTACACGTACAAAACTATGTTACCTCTCGAAGAAGGCGACATGGTTATCGTGCAAACCCCAGATAGAGAGTTCAAAGTAGTGCAGGTTCGCACTGTTACAGACCCTATGGCGATTGATTTCGACGTAAGAATCTCATACAAGTTGGTCGTTGCGAAGCTGGACACCACGCAGTACGAAGCGGCGCAAGCTTTGGAGAAGAACATTCTGCTTGAGATCAATAAATCCCGCAATGCGCAAGCCCTTGCAAATTCTGCCAGTGTGCTACTGCCCAACGTCGACGTTATTAAACTTACACGGCTGTGATATTATCCAGTACCGGTACTTATCAAGGAGATCCACCCATGCGTTACATTTTACTTTTACTTTTATCAATGATTACTATTGCTTATGCAGGCGTTCCCACGGAAAGCTCGGCTGATTATAGTCTAGGCATGTCGCGGGATTACATCACGGAACTACCGGAACGAGAGGATGCGTACACGTTCGGTGGGGATGTGCAATACTTTATCAACATTGATGACAGCTCAGCATTTGTGTTTGAAATGCAGACTAAGTTCTTGATGCACAGTGATATGGACAGTGACCCTGTATCCCCAGAGATGTACAGGCTAGGTGCATTAGTGCGAGCTAATAACTTCATGTTTGGTATTCAGCATGAATCTAACGGGCAAGATGGGCAGTACTTAGATCGGGAAGGTGACACTGACACTCTTGAGATAGAGGATAACAGAAATATATCCCGCTTCTTAAATAGTGCTGTTATCCGGTATTACATGCCCGTCCTGATGGTTGAATTAGCTACCCCAGTTCAGACATCAGAGTATGACCGAGATGTGGACGACATTACAGCTTATCGTGGTGTCACTGCTGACTTTAGCTATGATTTTGTAGATTGGTTCGGTATTTATGCCAGTGCTAGGACAGGTACGAAAAACTTTAGCGAGAATGTCACGGCTTCCGGTGGTGTTCGGGTAGCGTTAAACCCCTCGCTTGATCTGGTCGCTGACTACACCAAAGGTTACTCAGATTTATGTGTATTTACAGCCTCTTTCGGAGTAACCCGTGGCTTTTAAACCTTCGTATCACCTCAAAAATTTAGCTGAACACACATCAGGCGTTAGCCTTACAAATACCAACACTTCCCCTAGTGCATTTTACGATCACGAAGGTGTGCTTGTAGAGACATTCCCCAATGAGACCGTTAGTGCTGGCGCTCGACGTGAGTATAACTACATGGGGGATAAGCAAGATGTCACGCTGTGGACTAAAAGCGGAACGGGGGCGACCGTCGTTGATAGCGGGGATGGGGCTTATCGAGTAACATTACCGGCGGGCGCTGGGGTACATGACAGAACTACAGAAACTTTCTCTATTGATGTTCTCGTTGCAGCATACGCATCAGTAAAATTAGTTAGTGGTAGCACAACTGGGCTTGCGTTCTCAGACCCAGTTGGTGGATCAACTGGGCTAGGTTTCAACGACCTGCAAGATAAGATAACGTCAGTTTATACCGTAGTCTCAGATGACGGCAGGATTCTAGGGGCGCATAAAGTAGGGGTATGGCTTAGGAACTACGGAACAGGGACAATTGTTATCGATGTTACTAAAGTAGGGATTATTGTTGTGACAGGGCGGAGCAATAAATCACCACCTGAGCATTTAATCGATATTAATTACGGCTATGGTGTTGACGGTGTTAAATACTACGCAGATACGAATGGCAATAGTGTATCAGGCAATGTAGTAACAGAAGCAGCAGGCACGGCAGTATCCCCAGTTCCACAGATTCAGCTACAGCCACAACGCACTAACTCATTATGGCCAAGCCGTGATTTAACTCACGCAAACTGGGCAGCAACAAATATAACACCATTGCTGGATGCAGTGGGTGTAGATGGCAAAGCAAATGCCGCTTCGACACTGACAGCAACAGCAGCTAACGGAACGATATTCAACGCTATCACCATTGCGTCTGCTGGATTCACTAATCACTTTCAAGTCAAGCGGAAAACTGGCACGGGCGTTATTGAATTCACAGACGATGGCGGCACAACATACACCGCGATAACAGGTGATATAAACTCGTCTACATTCTCGGAAGTGAAGCTGACACGAACGCAAGCTAACCCATCAATTGGGTTTAGAATTGTAACAAGTGGCGATGAGATTATTGTCGATTTTGCTCAGAATGAGGAAGGCACGCAGCCGACAACCCCAATCGAAACAACGACAGTTGCAGTAACACGCAGCGCCGATAAATTGGACATCTCTGATTTTAGTACATGGTTCAATGCAGATAATGGCGTGGTTATTTTCGGATTCACACCTGACGACGATTGGACAAACTCCGGTGCAGCTGAATATCTTTATGATGGCGCTTCGGCGAAACTAGCTTATATGACAGCAGGCGCTGACGGTCTTTATTCAACGGACGGCACTACGACAAGCAGCTCTGTCAATAACAACACGGCAGGCGACGAGGTTATCGCGTCCATTATTTACGATAAAACTAACAACTATCTATGTGTTGGTTACTCACAAGATACGATGACAACTATGGACTGGGACGGTACGCCAGCCACTTTCGACGGGTTCACGGCAGCCGCAACGCTGGTACTAATGAATACATTGTCCGAGCGGTCAACGATCCGATCGTTAGCTATGTACAGTGGTATGCCGCCTAGCACTAGCGACATAAGCACCGTGCAGGCGTGGGTAGGGGATAACGCTGTTGATATTATGAATGACCCGAGTATGTCGTTTGGCGCTGGTTTCGGACTAACAGCACTAACTAAAGTAGCACTAACTAAAGTAGCACTAACTAAAGTAGAATTGGAGCAAGTATGATTATTATTGATGCAGCAACAAGCACAGTAAGCGAGACAGTATTCAGGGATCGTGGTAAGATAGCACCAGACTTCACTATTGTGATGTCATCAACAGGTACAGTGCTGATTAAGCAAGGTGACGAACCTGATAAATTAGAGCTGGTAGGTACTATCACAGAGTCAGGTAATTACAACCAAGCAGCAATAAAAGATTTCTTTAGTATTGAAGTAACGGCCAACGGTGGTACTATATCAGCTACAGTGCCTAACTTACACGCATAAACACATAAACTTACGGTGGTTATCACCATTCTCAGGAGTAATAATGGACGTACAAACAGATCCAGAACTGCCTTTGTTCTGCGATACAGAAACGTGCGGATTCTACGGTAAGATAAGCTTATTACAGCTCATGCAGAAGGGTTGGGACGAACCTGTACTTATAAGGTGGCCCGATCCACATGAGTTAGCTATGTTTATCGGCCAGCATCACACTGTATGGCATAACGCACACTACGACATAACAACAATCCAGCAACAGACCGGCACACGCTGGATACCTAACAGACTGGATTGCACATTCTTACTATCCCGCATAGCACTACCTCGCAACGCTGCATTCTCATTAGATGCCGTGCTGGAAACGTTGCTAGGCTACGACCCATATATAAGGGCTGGTTTAGATAAGAAGAAACTTCAAAAGACTGACTGGTCTGCCGAGATTCTGACACCGGAGCAACTACAGTACGCATCTATCGACGTGCAGCACATGCCTGCATTGTGGGAGTTAGTTAATCAGGAATCACCTAGCTATTCATTAGATATGCACGTTCTACGCAAATGCTTAGACTTCCAATGGAACGGTATGCCAGTAGACCAGCAGCGCATAGCAGAAATGACCGTAGCTAACACAGCCCGTATTGAAGAGATTGGTGTCAAGATTAATGTTAACTCGTGGCAGCAGGTTAGAGCACATCTAGGCAGTACAGAATCTGATGATCTAGCACTTGCTGCTATGATAGCGGATGGCAACACTGAAGCCGCTAAAATCCGCGAAACAAAGAAACTAAAGAAACAACTCAGCTTCCTCAAGAAGTATGACAAACCTAGAGTCCTAGGTAAATTTAAGCCTTCAGCTAAGTCAGGCCGCTTAACATCCAGTGATGACAACCTACAGCAGATACCGAGAGCGCTTAAGCGAGTGTTTGGTTACACGCCTGACAATGGACGAGTGCTTGTGTTCTCAGATTATGCGCAACTTGAGCTGCGGACAATCTGCGCTATTGTGAACTGTGAGCTTATGGCTGAGCTGTTCCGCGAAGGTGCGGATCTGCACGGCTTCGTAGCTAAGATGATCTTCGGCGACGACTGGACACCAGAGCACAGGCAAATCACTAAGACTTATAACTTTAACTTATTGTACGGTGGTGGTGTGGATATGATTATATCTATACTGCTCAAGAGTGTGGGTACACAGGCTAAACGAGCAGACACCCAACGTGCTAAGGCTAGGTGGCTAAGCTTATGGCGTGAGATTGCGGCGTGGCAGCAGCGCGGTATTGCAGCATGGCGCAAGGGCCGCTTAGGACACACCCCACTAGGTCGTCCATACACCGGCAAGCTAATGACAGATCAGCTAAATATTGAGAATCAAGGCGCTGGTGCTGAGGTAGCTAAGTTAGCTCTGCATTACTTGAACCTGCCTGAAGATGTACAACTTGTAAACTTTATCCACGATAGCTACATTCTGGATTGCCCGTCCGATCCGGCTATTTACGAACCAGTGGCTAAGCAGTTAGCAGACACAATGCAGGAAGCGTGGACTGAGATGTCAAAGTGCTTCCAGATTTCAGATTTACCTATGCCAGTAGAAGTGCGTGTAGGGTATAACTGGGGCGGTATAGAGAAAGGTGACTTCCTATATTCCATAACGGTATAAGTAACTTAATAAATTTGTTGTATACTGTAATTTAAATCACAGGAGTTACACTTATGAGCAAACGAACAGATATTAAACGCGTGTCCAGCAGAGTTCCTAGAGTTCCTAGAGGAGCTAGGAACTTCATAGACGACATCGAAAGTAATGTAAACGACATTGACAGCGAGCTCACTATATCATCGATTGATGAACTAGGTAATAGTAGAGGCTTTGAATTCAAAGATGGAGAACCACTAGGTACTTTCAAGTGCTGGGTAGACCCTATCACACACCACACACCACACACATTACAGGCAGGTGTTAAATGAAGATTAACAACGACAAAATTAGAATCCGGCCTTCATCGGTGGATAGTTTCTTCTCGTGTGCTTACAAGTGGGGTTCTCAACATCTTGAGGGAGTGACTGGTACACCGAACAGTCGGGCATGTCTGGGAACAGCCATACACTCAGCGGCTGAGAATATCTGGACTGAAGCCATGGCTTCAGGTAAGAAAGACTCGAACGTGCCAGCAGCTGTCGATGCAGCAATGGAGTCGTGGAAAGAGCAGACGCATGACGGTGTTAGCTATGATAAGGACGAGACCGAAGGCACAGTAGCGGTAGAGATATTCAAAGGCACTGAGTCGTTTGTAGAAGATATTCTACCGTTCACAAAAATACCTAACGCGGTGGAGGAGTTCTTCAGTATCCCTATCGATCACCCTATGGTGAGTGAGGTAGCCGGTACTTTAGATTACCGTAGTGATAACACAATCGGGGATCTGAAGACCGGCAAGCGTAAAACTTCAGCGCAGGCGCACACCACGCAGCAGTCCATCTATAAGATGTTAGCTCAGGCAAACGGCAAGACTGTTGAGCACAACCTGATCCAGAATGTCGTACTCAAGAAGTCTGGTGTTGAGGGGTCGATTCTTACTCTCATGCCCAACATTGAGCAAGCTAAAGCCCGTATCAACATTATCTTAGACACGCTGGACTTAGTACATAAAGATATAGCGCCGATTGAGACAATATTGCGACCTAACCCAAATCAATACTTATGCGATGCACGGTATTGCCCAGTGTACCCTTGCCACGCTGTTAAGGATCTATAATGAATATCCATTGTTGCGGATGTAATGGTAAGGTAGCCGCTCACAGGATTGAAGCTCTTGAGGCTCAGTTGAGATTCCTAGTTGACAACGATTCAATTAATGACAGATCGATAGATAAAGAAGTTGAGCTTTTACTAGAAACATAACGCCAAAGTTAAAACGCGAGCGATAGCGAATCGCTTTGAACGACTTGTTATATTTTCATTGATGATTTGCGCAAGGATAACCGGATGAAAACAGTAAGCGAACTCAGAGAGCCTAACGGCGAATACAAATTTAGTGGCCGGAATACTTTTACGTTGTGGGCCGGATACTGGGAGTGTGCAAAGATTAACGGGTTAATTAGCTCTGAATCTGACGCACTGTCCACGTATCAATGATATTGAAGGGTAAACATGGAATTTATTGACATGAGGGAAGGCGTATACAATTACCTAGTTAAGTTAGATAGCGGCCTTAATACTAGCGTAGGTACAATCACGCTGACGGAAGGTAGGTTTGTATTTAAAGGCTCTAACGTACCATTAACCACGTCCTACTCCTATCTAATCCATCAAGAATTAGTTAGACGTAATAACCTGAAGGAGTATTCACCATGAGACTTATCGCGTATGGTGCAATTGCTTTAGGTACTGCGATTGTTGGTGTGGAGGCAAGGCTACACCAGCCTGAGCCACCAGCGCCTACTAAACCAGACGTATTATTATACGATGCAGAATATTACAAGCCACGTAGCGTAGAGTGGTTACTCAAACACGAATTGGAGCACTCAAAGAAATGACACCTTACCCGCACCAATATGAATTAGCTAACGCTGTAGGAGCTAAGCTTGAGGCGTACAGTATTGCTTACTTAGCAGGGGAGGAGCGTACAGGTAAGACTATTGCTGCTATTATCGCTGCTGGGCGTTACACTAAAACAATACTAGTTATCACAAAGCGCAAAGCAGTTGAAGGCTGGGAATCTACTTTAGCTAAACTCCCTCACGACGGGCATTTTACAGTAACCACGTTCGGCAAGGCTAAGAACCAAGTTCCGCACGATCTGGTTATTGTCGACGAGGCGCATAACTTTGTTAGTTCGTACCCTAAGCCATCGGCTACGTGGAAGAGTATTAAAAAGTTGTGTGTCAACAGGCCCATAATTTACTGTAGCGCTACGCCACACGCTCAAGGGCCGCAGATGGTGTATCACCAGCTGGCGCTCAGCTCATACTCACCTTGGAAAGAGGTCAAAAACTTCTACGCTTGGTTCAAGAAGTACGGCAGACCTTATAGTATTCAAATAAACGGGGTAAAAATAGCCCAGTACGACAAATGCCACACAGCAGAAGTAACCGCTTGCTTCGAGCACCTTATGATAACTGTTACTCGCAAAGAGCTAGGTTTCAAGCAGGAACCAGAAGACAAGCTACACTACATTACTCTGGATGACGCTACAAAGCATGTATACAACGAGTTGATGGATCACCAGCTTGTAGAGCTTAAGGCTGGTACGCTTGTATGTGATACAACGATGAAGTTGCGTACCTCGTTGCACATGCTGGAAGGCGGTGTAGCTAAGTTAAAAGATCAGTACGTAACATTAGATAACTGCGAGAAGCTCAATTACATCAGAGAAACCTTCGGCGACCACGGTAAACTGGTTATAATGTACAACTACATTCAGGAAGGTGTGAAACTTCGCTATGCTTTCAGTAAAGCCGTAATATTACAGGCTACAAGTAATGCCGAAGGGGTGGATTTGAGCATGTATGACGATCTAGTGATTTATAGTCACGACTTTAGCACAGCTAAACACACACAGCGCAGGGCCAGACAAGCTAACATGGAACGGGTAGACCCTATAGTGGTTCATTATATGTTAGTTAAAGGCGCTATAAGCAGTCAAGCGTACAAAACAGTAGCAATAAACAAGAAAAACTTCGTAGATAGCGTATTCACAAGGATTAAATTATGATTAAACCGATGTTAGCGTGTGGGGTAGTTCCAGACCTCGCAGATTTAAACTACCCTGTTATTATGTCGCCTAAGCTGGACGGTATAAGGTGTTTAATGGTGGACGGGATCGCATATAGCAGGACGGGAAAGTTAATCCCAAACCGGCATGTTCAGCGCATGGCACAGTTGCACGAGCTAGACGGTCTGGATGGGGAGCTAATGTTAAACGGGGACTTCAATGACGTACAGTCTGCTATTATGACGATTAAAGGAGAGCCAGATTTCAGGTATGTTGTATTTGATGCGTACAAAGCAGAAGGCCCATACATAACCCGTATGACTGATCTGCAACACACACCTAAACGGGCAGATTTCGTTGAAGTTGTTGAGTCAGTGTTAATCAGGAACGCTAACAGAGCTAAGTATTGGTGGAATGAGTGGGTAAAGCAAGGTTACGAGGGTGCTATTGTTCGAGCGCCTAACGCAGAATATAAGAACGGTAGAAGCACGTTAAAAGAAGGCGGAATGCTGAAACTGAAGCATTTTATCGATGCTGAAGCACTGGTTATTGACATGGACGAGCTAATCAGAAAAGATGGCAGTGCTGGCGATACTTTAGGTGCGTTAGTTGTACAATTTGAAGGTATCGAATTTAACATCGGCACGGGCTTTACCGAAGCACAACGTAAAGAGATCTGGGAAGGTGACACAATAAACAAGTTAGCTAAGTTTAAGTACCAAGAACTGAGCAAGAAGGGTGTCCCACGATTCCCTTCATTCATCGGATTTAGACATAAGGACGATACATGAACGTTTACGATACAGCATGGATCATGGAGAACAACGAACCCGTTATGAAGCAGGTGTACGCTGTGCATATTAAGCAGACAGCTAACGGTGAGGGTACGGTTACTATGGTATCATTCAGTAAGGGGGATATTTACTACGACGTAGGTACTTTGGTACGAACCAAGCAAGAATTAATGGAGAAAGTCTTCAATGAGCGAACAGAAGCTACAGTCTAAAATATTAAAATGGCTGGATAGTGAAGGTCACTATGTTTTTAAGGTTGTGGTAGCTAACAGATCCGGTATTCCCGATATTGTAGGTTGTACATATTGGGGCCGGTTCTTCGCTGTTGAGGTTAAGTACGGTAAAAATAAAGCCTCTAAACTCCAAGACTGGAATATCTCGGAGATTAGAGACCGCAACGGTATTGCTTTAGTCGCTTGGGATCTGCAAACAGTGCAGAATGCTTTAGTAGCTCCTGCTGACTTCGTACAGAACCCCACTTGACACAAAGAACCGAATGTGAGTGTTGGCAGCTGGTGTAGTGTCAACACTCCCACTTAATGCAAAAGTCCCCGTTTCCTTCAACGTGCTATTACCATCCCCAAAAAACACGTCTACATAAGTCTTGTCTGTAATGCCCGTGATGGCCGTAACATTTGTGGCCCCTGTCTGTGTAAGGACAATTGAATTACTGCCGAACACAGCTGGTGTGGCCCCTGTTAATGCGGCTGCAACTGGTGCGGCTGAAGCGACATGCCAAGAACCAGCACCTACATCAGGCAAAACACCTGTGCTGTCTGTGCTGTGATGGATGTAATCAGTGTAAAGTAGCTCAGTATGGTAGACCCGCGCTCTGGTGTACACAGTGACATCCAGCGCCTGCATAGCTGCCACAGAAGCCACCGCAAACGGCAGATCTACTTTATCTATGGTGTATGTGCCTAAACCCCTAGCCTGAGTCTCGGTTCCGTACCCTTGTAATATATCTTGCATACCTGCTAGATTCTTCTTAATATTCCTGATAGCCACGTTATTACTCTCCTATTAACTTAAATGTGTTGTCACCTGTTTGTACTGCTTTATAACCCATATCTTCTAGTACCATATAAAGCGCCTCAGTGTCAGAAGGGTGGATACCCTTGCTCTGCGCCACCTCTGCTATTTGATCCAGCGGCATAATCCTATGACTAGCTATACTATGCTTCTGGCCCTTCTTCAATGTAGATAATAACCTCCCATTACCGTACAACTCTACAAACTCAGCGGCTGTACCGTCCGCTTGTTTCTTGGCATAAGCCGACATAAGCTGATTAAGTTCTGGATCTATATTGATAGTGTCACCAAACTCCGCTTTAAGCGCTTTAATACTTTTAGCGTCGAGAGGGTTTTCTAGTAACTTAGCTGTTTTGTTTATAAGCTGTAACGACCGCGCACCGTGGCCAGGAAACACAGCCCTAGACCGACTGAAAGCCATAGATGATAACGTCATTTTAGCCCGTATAACCGGATCAGCTGTTAGCGCACTTTGAAACGCTGGCACATTAATCTTACCTGCTGCTTGGCCTAGTGCCACATCATTTCGGAACACATCGGCAAGCTGCATAATTGCTTTCTTAGTGGCTCTAGCATCTGCGGACACAAAGTTAATACTCTTCAGCTCTTCAGCTAAAGCAGGAAATTGAGTGGCCCGTAGACCACCTTCAGAGCCGATAGTGAACTTTCTAGCTAAGACATCAATTACCGTGCCTTCGGCTTTTTCTCTGGTGGCCTTCGGCAGCTGTGACAACACGTCAACAAAAGTGCCGTCAATAGCATTAGCGTAACGAGCGATAGTCTTCTCGATAGTAGCCTCAGACACGCCAGTATTAGATAGTGCCTTAACTAATTTATTTGTCCGCAAGCCGTGAACTCTGGTAGACTCTTTGTTCACTTCTTTTAGCTCATCCAGCCACTGTTTCGGGTTATCCATCGTGTGTTCAGCGCCGAACTTAATAGCTTTATCGATACGGTTCTTCACATTTGTGATGGCAGCTCTGCCTTCCCTTGTAGGTTTGATTATATTCTTATTGTACGAGAACTCATCAACCATGTTACGTAGCTCAATCAAGTCTGGTAAGGTGCGTGTGGATGACATACTATTAATCTTTTGTACGTGCTTCAAGAATGCACGTTGTAACGCTGTATCTTTAATACCTTTACCGATGGACTCAATAACCGGCTTGATCGCAATGTCGTCAAACTTAAACTTAAAGCTGTTAGCTCTAGGAGCGTTTGCAGCCTGTGTCTTAAGCATGTCGAAGCTCTCTCTGTTCAGAGTGTCGTAAGCTTTAAGCTCATTACTGATGAGTTCGCCAATGTTATCGCTGGTCATATCCTTAGTTGTCTTCAGTAGATCTTCGGCCCGTGTGGTGATTGATTTAGATAGCGACCGACTCATTTTTGTATTCTGTGCGACAGCATCGGCAACTACTTCTTCACTGCCTGCTCTGGATAGCATATTGGCGGCAATGCGTTTCTCGTTCATGGTGCGGCCCTGTGGCTCAGCTACCCTAGCCATCTTATGCACAGTATCAGTGGCTTCCTCAGCTGTCATAAAGAAATCTTCAAGCAGTGCTTTGTGGGCACGTTCAAAAACGCCATCTTTGACAAACTTCATCGCCTTGCCGATATTCTTTAGGGATTTTCCGCCTGCCTTCACAACACCAGCACCGACAAGCTCACCAACTAGGCTCATCTCAGCCACTGTCATGTGACGCTGAGCTAACACTCCCATGTTTACATCCTCTTGCAACAGTATAGCATTATGCAAGTAATCGAAATCAGAACCTGCAATAGCTCCGGCAGTACCTAAAGTTATTGCGCCGATCGCACCACCTAATGGTTTAGATAACCCACCGATAACAGGGATAGGCAGAACAGGAGGTGCAGCAGCGAAGCCGGTACGGAACCCCTGCAAAGCGCCAGCCATACCCATAGCTAACTCTCCCATGCTAGAAGTCAGCTCGCGCCATAGTTGCGGGGTTACTCGCTCTTCGCCCTTCTCTGTAATGGCGTAATATTCACCGTCCTTAACCGTAAGCTTAACCCCACGGTCAGCGGCCATCTTAATGATACGGTCATTAGAAGCCTCAGCAGCTTTCTCTACATTACGAGCAGCGCTTTTACTACCGGCTACTGCCGCAACTTGCGTAGCTAAATACTCATTCTGAGTAGATAATACGCGCATTTTAGATACTAACTCTCTAGGGTCGTACGCTTCTTGACCCAATAAAGATCGGTACGCATTGCCGAACCAAGACCCTTCATCCGGTTCCACGGCATCACTAGCTGGTGTGCTTTGTTCGTCACCTAACTCTGGTTCTTCTAAGTGCGCCTGCACCGCCTCTAGCGGGTAATCATGACCGTAGGCGGTGTGCAACTCCTTAACTAACTCAGGAGACAACGGCCCGCCCGTAGCAATAACCTGTTCTGGGGTTTGTCCGCCTTCAAACGCAGCATATGCAGCGGCAATAGCTGCTGCATCAGCAGAGTATAACGACAAGTTAGGAGGGTTCTTAATCTTGAACTCAGTAGCTGCTTTCTGTATGGCGGCTGCGGCTGCTTCTGGGTTCTTGGACATCGCTGACGGATACGGCAATCCTAGCGCTTCCTGAGCGGCATCCACGTACTTACTATCGACACCCATGTCAAACATAACATCAGTGACATTACTAGCAGTTTTAATCGCGTCAACCATATCAGCTTGAGGTGGTAGCTTTACAGGCGCTTGCTCGCCTTTGAACTTAATAACAGCGTACTCAACCCCTTGGCCTTCCATAGACGCTACATTCTCTGGTAACTTAAGCGCTGCTGTATCAACATCGCCCATATCTTTAACACCCAAAGCAGCGAAGAAGTCATCCTGCCACGACTCACCAGCTGTAGCTAACTCTAGATCACTAAGCTTGGTCTCTATATCGCCGCCTATATCCCTAGAGCTGCGTTCGAGTATGTCGTCAATATTGTTTTCTAAATACTCAGGCATCTTCCACGGGATGCCCTCAGACACTAATTCAAAGTCCATGTTATTGACGTTGGCAATCTTCTTAGCTGTATTCTGTACAGAAGTTTCGTACCACTTTTGTACACCTTGATCCCGCACTAACTGACTAACACCACCACCACGGATAGGAATAGCTAACTGTTCTTGCCCTCCTTCGATGGCTTTGTGTAACTCTTTCTCGATACCTTTCTTAAGCCACGTTTTCTTGTACGGTACGTTCGGCGTGTCGATACCATCCTTTCGGGCAGCTTGGAACAAGTCCGACTGGATCTCTTCAACTACCCGTGTCGGTTTACCGGCTAACATGCCTTCTGACGTGCGTGTGTGGTACAAGTAATTCTGCACCTCTGGCATTTGTTCCGACACAAACTCGTTAGGCTCCGCACCTTTGAATGTGTAAACATTCTCGGCGTAGGTAGGGTTAGTGGCGCTATTAATTGTGTACGGCTTAAACGTACCACGGCCTTTCTCTTCGCCGAACACATCAGGACGGGCAGTTTCTTTAGCTAACAGTTCATCCTTCGTCGTGAACTCGCCTTCAGAGGCTTTAACACCTGAAAATTGCTGCTCTTCGGCTTTAATTCCCTTCTTGCGTAACTCATTATCAACTGAGCTAGACTTAATCTTTTCAGGTAACTCTTTAATGCCTGCTTTTAGGAAAGATGAAACGGGCTTTATCAGTGGGCCAAGTGCCATTACGCTACTCCTTCGTTAGTGTTCTGTGGCAGTTTTAACGACTTGCTCAGTGGCTGTTGCCCAGTACCGCCAGCGGCCATTTCAGAAGCGCCTTGCTGGGCCTCTGGGCTTTGCTGCAACATAGCAGCCGTTTGCTCTAGGATCTTAGCGATTTCTGGGCTGTGTTTAGTGCTCATCGACTTCATCGACAAACCGGCCATCTGGAAGAAACCAGCAGGATTGACTTTAGACATCATCGTACCTACCGAACCAGACATAACAGTTTCAAGCAACAGCTGCGACTTCTCATCCTCGTCATTGTAACTTGACGACACAATCTTAATCTGAAATTCAGTGAAAGCTAAATCTGAATCTTCTTCAGATACAGGGGCCATAATAATATTACCGAAATCATCCTTAGCTAAGTCTCCGGTCGCTGGGTCGGTCTCCGGTATCAATACAGGCTCGTTGCCTTCCATGATCGGCTTGTTTAGCTCTACCCATCGTTGGCCAGTGTAATCATCAGTAATAGCCAGTATCTGCGTTGCTGTGTAATACTGCTTGACCAAATTACCGATGTCTTCGCCCAAAGATCGGTAGAACGCTTCAATCCGTGCTGTGATGTACCGCAGCGACATTACCGTCTGGTTCTGTTGTAGCTTAACTTTACGACCTGAATCAGAAGCAAACGCCATACCTAAGAAACTATCGTTGATACCTAACACTCGCTGGATACGGTTCAAGGCGTTATCAATAATGGTGTACTGCTCCGCAATCTCACGGGATAGCTTATCTAATCTAACACCTTGCAGGTTTACTACAGGTATAACAGCGTTCACTCTGTTGTAAGCAGTAGCAAAGTCGTCTATATTCTCAACCGCGTCACTCTCCACCATAACTTTTTCAGAGTTGACCATCAGCTGAATCTGCAATACAGCTTGGTTTAGCGCTTTCTGAGGCTCGATAACTTCCCTGAAAATACCGTAATACTCAGTCTTGTCAGAGCTTTGCAATTTCTGTACGCGGTAAGGCCACTTAGTATCTTGGTAAGTTATCTCACTCTCTTGTAGCTTAACTTCATCAGACCAGAAGGTAGACCAGCGCCTGCCGTCTGTATCTTCTGTTACTGTGTGTACAATAAGAAAGTTATCATAAACTTTAAAATATCCAGTGAAAGACTCACCATAATTATACTCGAACTCTGTGTCTTCCTCGTTCAGGAAGTTATGGTAAGCGTCTAACTTCTCTACAGACTCATTGCCAAACGCCTTAATAACCTGATCTTTAGATAGCCACTTAAACCTGTGCAACCTTACCGCATCTGAGTAATCATCTTTAGTGCTGTTAGCGTCAAGAATAATCTCATTGTCCGGTACGCTATGTACATTAGTCCTATATAGCGGCCTGTTAAATTGATCTCCCTCACCTGTCTTTTCTACATTGGTATAACTACAAAGCAGCCCAGATACTAACCCACCTAACTTTATCTCATCACCTTCAATATCAAAGCGATTATCATCGAACACATAGTTAATAGTATCGTTAAGTACAGAAGCTGTAGTAATATCTCTAGGATTAGCAGGTTGCACCACAACAGTATTAACTACTGTAGAATAATAACCTACCAACATACGAGCAAACATCTTCACGACATTGAAAGTTTCGGCTGGTTGGCCCCGTTGAGCTAATATAGCTAACTGTTCCGCTGTATAATGCCTGTTATGGTACAAATCCCAGACCTGCGAAGCTTCCCGCCTTGAACTCTCAAAAGCTTCGTAATCAATCTTGAAAGAATCCTTTAGGTACTCAATTGTAGGTTTCATTGTTTAAATATCTCCCCGAGTTGCGGCTTACCCTCAATTGGCGGGATGTAGTCCGGCGTACCTTGTGCAGGGGCTGGCTCCTCTTTCTTAATAGGTGTAGCTCGTAGCCCAGTTTCGTACTTAGTGAACATCGCCAGTCGTTCATCTAAGGCACGAATAGCGTCATCCACATTGTCTACAGTGCTACCTAGATGGTAATAAGATAGGTACTCATCTTTAGCGTCATAGACTGCTTCTAACTTAACCTTGACAAGTTTAATCTGCTCTCTAAATTTGTTGAGCACCGGCCCTAGTTGATCTTTAAGCGAACCTGCGGCTTCTCTAAAGCGTTCTGCCTCGCCTAATGATACAGCAGCTCCAGAGATAGACTTCAGAAACATCATCATAAAAGTAGAGTATGCGGCCTGCCCAGCGTCGCCATCATCCACAGAGTTAGAAATCATGTGACCAACTTCATTAAGGCTCCTATCGATAATTCCTGTCTCTTTATTTGTTAGTTTATCCCCTACTGTCTTGCCTAGGTGTATCAACTCCTTAATATCTCTAATCTCGCGCTCTTCTTCACGGCTGAACTTATGCTTGGTGAACGCCTGTAAATCGTTGGCGTATTTCCTAAGCTGTGATTTCTGCTTCGGTGTTAGATTGTTCATGTCCATAGAGAAGAAGTCGCCATTTGGCGCGACTGCATCCATGCCTGCCCTAGCAACCTCGGCACTTTTCGAGTCTTTGTGCGTGGCTGTGTTGGTTTGGGTCATGGTTTTTGCTTTGCTGTATAGCTCTTCATTAGATAGACCGGCACTTGCTGGGTCGTTCTTTATGAGCGACACCGCTCTCTCAAGTATAGAGCTGCCGCCTCCGCCACTTCTGCGGCCTTTACTCTTTCTATAAATCTCAAGCGCTTCCTCGGTATTACTGGCTGAGCCGTCAGCTATCAACATTTCTACCGCTGCCTGCTCAGCTGACTTGTATTGCCTTAGTAACACACCTAACTTTGCCGCCTCTATCTCGGCTGCTGTGTCCTTCATGGCAGTATATTCAGGATAACGAGTCTGGTTGTACAGTTGTTTCATGTCTATCAGTGTTTCCGAACCGTCCGCAGCAACCCCGATAACCATTGACTTAACTAATTCTGGATCATTGAGAAACGCTTCCGTACCCACAACACCGGCTTGGCTTAACAATACTTTAGCGTTCGGGTCATTTTTAATACCTTTAAATGTTACCCACTTGCCCCACTTGGCCTCACCTTCAGGGGTTTGTTTGGCGTGGCGTAGGAAATTGTTTAGTTCTCGGGGGTCGCCTGAACGCCTGAACGCATCAAAAGTTCGGTACGTGGCCTGCTCGAATATCTGATTCTTTAACTGTCTCACGCCTTCAGTAGCTTGAATTAGTTGTAACTCACTCTCAGTCTTGCGTAGTGGTTGGTTCTCGGCGAATTCATCCGCTTTCATTTTAGCAACTGCACGGCGTGTCTTGGCTTCCGCTCTGCGACCTTCGCGCTCCTCCCTGCCACGACTATGATCGATGGTATCTAATGCCCCTTTAACTAATCCTGCTCCTATGTATGCGCTCACAATGCTGGCCCTCCGTTGTAAATCGGCGTAGACGTAGGTATGTCTTCATCGTATGTCGGTTGTCGAGGTCGGTTCTGGTAATCGTCTAACGCTGTACCCACGGCACCTACCGCCCCCGCTACCGCCTGCCCAGATACTGCTGAACTTTGTTGGGCTACATTATGGGAACGCTGGGCTTCCGTAGCCAGTGCGTTACTTAACCCAGCACTAGGATTTTGACCTAGCCCAACACCTAAGAAACGGGATTGCGCTTCCGCTACTTTTGCTGGCGCATCTCTGCGAATCTGCGCTCTGGTTTGTGCTGTATCCATTGCGTAGTTCACTTCTGTGGCTGCCGCTATTCCACTATCGGAAATACCCCGTTGAGCTAAAGTGGCTCGCACTCTCTCTAACTGCGTGTCCCGTTCCTGTTGAAATGCTTCTAATCCAGCGGTGGCATAAGTATCAGGGTCTAAGTTATTATAGTAGTTGGAAAGGTTCTCTTCGATACCGCCGTAAGTATCCTTCCAGTCGTCGTACTTGTCCTGCTCAAACCCTAGTTGATTCTTTGCTCGCCTATTTGCCGCGCTTCTGGCAGAACTCGCACTCTGACTGGCACTAACCGCTCCGAAAACTGCTACACCTACAGCTACCCAACTCATGTCATAACCTCCATTATCTCGTCCCCACCTATAATCTCGGCCTCAACAGCTTCGAGATCTGTACTTGTTACTTTATGTATCGTTACCCACACTGTTTTAGTGTGTGCCCATAATAACCGCTTAGTGTCCGGCGCACACACCATTGTGTACGGCGCTCTAATTCTCTGCCTGCCAGCTTCCGTCACTTCTGTCATACTACCTGCGGATATTACAGAAATGTACTCCGATTTCTTTACTTTGCCAGATATAATAACCCCAGCAGGGAGAATCAACTCTCTCGCATACAATCCGTTATCAGTGAAGTGGTGCAGAGTCACTAAATCAGCTGCGTCTATTCTTGAAGGCGCTAGTTGCATACTCGCTTCAAATTCATTAATCTTACTTCGTAAAGTTAAATTACCCATCACCCTACCGACCATACGATGGATGCTTGCATATCTGCGGATGCCCCCGATGGAACTCTAGCTGCGATGCAGAAAGTATCACTGGGGGATACCGCGAAGTCAGAGTCCGACACTTTAATAACTACCGGCTCTGTCGCTACCGTGAACGACATAATCACATTTCCCCCAGTTAATGTTACTTTATCTGTGGATACCTCAACAACAGAGTTGACCTCATCTATAAAGCTGAATACCGGCTCAGTAGTAAATGTTGGGTTAGCGATAATATCGTAGAACGCCCCTTTACTACCTTGAGTAGCTAAAGATAGCATGTACGGGAACATTTCTATTCGGTTAAACTTACTAGAGAATGTGTCCCTATTACGTATCAATACAACGTTAGTATTCGTAGTGCCTACACTAAGCTGCTCATTACTTGTACTTTCAAAATCACTGCTTCTTGTCACTTCCCCTTCTATGAAGGCGGCAACTGTATGGCCTTTAACCCATACTGGTGTCGTGTTACCAACATTTCTGGTGGCGTACCCTAAACGATAGGCCGGACTCGCTACAATAGGGGTTGTGTTAGCGTTAGTATATTGGATTGTATGGGCCAGCTGTAACTCCCCAGTTTCTGGGTCTTCTATTGAGAGGGTCACGTCTCCGTACCCTGAATACTGCTGTTGAATGCTGTACACATTACCTTTGGACGGGTCTAAACTACTGAAAGTATCGTTATTCCAATCTGCTTGGTTATGCGTTTCTATCAGAATGGCCACACCTGCCCTAACTTGTGTCCACGCTGCTACAGCCGTTGCAGAGGAGAACGAGAACGTACTTAAAGGGCCAGAAATTTGGGATTGTACATACACAGTAGAGTTATTCGCTGTGACAATCATGTTAGGCACAGTGCCTTGTAACTGTGACGCTGTCTCGGTTGCGTTGTGCGTTGTTGTCCCAGCTGTCAAGTTCACAGAATAGCCAACACCGTCTAACGTGATAGTGGCTGTCTCAGACCCTGTCGCACCTGTCGAGTAAGCTAACTTCTGTGATTCAGACGCGCCGCCATGTAACCGCATAAAACAGAAAGTGGCTCCAGAATACCCTACAGTAAACCCGCTCTCACTTGAAAATAAACCGGCCAGTAATAAAGAAGAGGCTTGTGGAGTAGAAAATAAAGCAGAAAATCGACATGATAACCCTCTGCCAGCTGCCGCCTTAACAAGCTTTCGCGTTTGAATACTTGCTAACCCGTCTGCTGAGCTGCCTGAGTCACATTTAAAGTCGTTTGTGTCTATCGATACAGCGCCAGACGATACAGTGGTCTCAAGCATCAATCGAGGCAAAATGCCATACTCAGCTGAGAGTTGCGCCACTGGATACTCAGACACTGCGATCATCTGCCCTAACGCAGACTTAGCATAATTTATTGGTGGTGTGTAGCTCATATTATTAACCACTCATTAGATGCTGCATTATACAACAATTCTCGAACTAATTTCTTTGTATTCATTAGAATACTTGGCGACCCATTTATATTCCTGATTCGCCCATCCACTGTGACCCTTGCGTCCGTCTGTATTATGTAAACCCGCTCAGAAGTTAATGGAGCATCCCGCATTGTTATTGTTATAGGTGCTGTATTTATACACCTTATAGTCTCGTTACCTGCTGTAGTGTAATCAGTGATCACATCCGCTTGCGAAAACGTCAGACCTGTGGTAGCTAAAATATCAGATGCCGTGTTCACAGTTATGACCTGCTGAGCAAGCCCAGTGCTGATCGCGTTGATCTGCTCCTTAAGCGTTGTTATATCTTCCTGTGTTACTGCTGCATCCTCACCCCTGTAGCCTAATAAGGTGTCCACCTCTTCGACCAACTTAGTTAGGAACCTGCGCATAGCTTCTATATCGTTCAAATCAGCGGGTAAGGTGACAACACTAGAATTTGCCATTACTGCACCGAATACTCAATTTCATACACTTCACCCGTACCCACTACCTTAAACTGAATGAAGAAACCCCTTTGCGCGGGTGTAGGAACGGGTATGATGGTCTTCTGCTCTTGCGTTATTTGCTTAACAGCTACTTGCTTATCGTCTATATAGATAGTTACCGTTACATCCCCTTTAGAATAAACATTAACATCTTTGTACGCCTTAGTTTGCGTCACACTGCCTTCTATAAATCTAGGAGATAAGTAATGCAGGCTGATAGTCTCTGCACTGCTAAATAGCCTATATAAAGCCCCGTCTGCCCAGCCCCACAATTCGTTTAACGCCACATGTAGATTTACAACCCCTAAATCAAGCACCCTTAACACTTTATAAGTTGTATCGTAAGTTAATATAGTGCCGTCTGCGTCGTGTACATAATAAACATCGTTAAACAGTGCTGAGCTTACAGGTGATAATAACAGTTTACCTAATTTGTTCTGCGTCAATACCGTAGGGGTTCCACCTGACGACGCACATACCCCTTCATTAGACACCCAAAAAACTGTAGACCCTGCGTGTTGCACAGACTCAAAGGATATACACCCTTGATTCCTGCTAAGTATTTGAGTAGAGAATGTCTCCGGCCCAGTGCCTGTAACTAAGTGTGTCTTATACCCCGTGAATACAAGTAACCCGTTGGCGACTTGCGCAATTCCTGTTATGTCCGCATCATAAGTAATAGCGTTTAAAGCAGGCCAGTTATGTGGCTCGCCTACACTGGTGAACCTCAGATACGGCCCAACAGCGCCAAACATCATCGCATATGCAGACATTAAGAATTGCACAGAACTAGGAGCGGCCCCGTTACCTATTGTAGTCAATAACCTACCATCTACGTTACTGCTTTTGGTGTCGTCCGTGTACACAGTGCTGGCGTTGGGTAACTCTGTGACCATTGTCATGGCAGACAGATCGCCGCCTATACGGTAAAGGCGTTTAAAGTCTACTTGCGGATCTGAAGATACTGGCAGACTGTTAAAAGCAACCTCACCAGTTAAGGATAAATCCAACTCACCTGTGTACTGACTAGGTGCTGATTCCACACCGGACTGGCTGTTATAAGAAGTAAGTGCGTACTGTAGCGTGCCTGATAATGGGCCGTATGTGCTACTATCTAATACAGCATTAGCACTTATATCTTCCACATTATCCAATAGGGATGATGTATCAGTAAGTAAAGTCCCTACTAAGTGATAGACAGTGTTATAAAGCCTATACACAGCGATACCATCACTACCTATAACAACCCCTACAGGATTGGCTATTGTTACTGATCTATCGCTAACTCCCGAATCTACCGTAACATTACTTTCTACATCTAAAACTTCATCTACACCCACACTTAGTATGGTTGCTTCTATGTAACCTGTAGAAGCTACAGTAACATCTAATACCCTAGATGCTCTACCAGAGTCTACATTTACTATCTTATACGATAACTTAGCTAAAGGTAACCCACTACCTGAATTATCAGGTGTCATAAGAACATCTGTTACAGGTGCGGGGTAACTATCCACAGTAGCTGCGAACGAAGTCGGAGCTGCTATACTAATATTCCGTGTGGTACTCCCATTAAACACTGTTGGAGTACCTACCCTATCCGTAGAATACAGCAGTTTCTGATACTCTAAATACTCTCGGAAATTAGGGCTACTCACCCACATATCTTTAGCTGTGTAGTAGTGGTGATACTTATCTACCGATGTCCCTAATATTGTCTTGTCTTGTACAGGAGCTAAAGACCCCGCCCTGCTATCCACATTCACGTACTCCACACCTTCATTCACATTAAGGTATTGAGGACGTGATCGGGTAGACGCTCCGCCTGTGAAGTCTTGTAACTTCATCTACGTGTGATCTCAATTTCGGTGTTGATAGGTACAGCCGCAAGTAGCGCTTTAAGCGTGTTACGAGAGTTAGACACATCAGGAATTGTGTCACCATCAATATATTTAATGGCGTTACCTACCAAGATGCAACCTAGAATCTGGCGAGTGTAATTACCCGCGTGAATCTCAATGTACGTTCGATTAACTACGTTATGCAGCAACAGCACGTTACCCTTTGATGGCGACTTGTACTTGGTGACGCGATACCGGCCAGCAGGGATACAAGAAATATCTTGCTGGTTGTCTCGGTCGGGCAGCTCTAACGTGAAGCACTTAAACTCTCCGTAGCTAAGTCTGCCCAGTGTGCAATCTTCGTTCCGCCATGTGTCAAGTTTTATCATTTGCAAACCCTCGCCAGTTCCCTTCTGTCGTTAATTAAGTCGATAGCTAACTGCTCTAACGCGGCGCTTCTCGTAGCGTGCCACTGCGCCTCTTGTTTGTTCGTCGGCCCTGCCGAAAGTGTTGGCTGGACTGGTAAGAACTTGTCAGTCTTCACCCTCGCCGGAACCTCGCAACCACGCACGATTAATGGCATCGGTGCGATCAATGTGGCTTTGTACTCTTTCCACTCCACCCTTACTAGGAAGAAGATCACAAGCGCCCCCAGAACTTTGATTAATGTTTCTAATGTTGAGTTCTGATCTAGCGCTGATCCTTCTAATAGCTTCATTAGTCTGTTCCCTATCGTTAGCGGCAATCAATGCCAATTCATGCTCGTCTATGTCCGCTCGTTGACACTCTTTAGCCACTCGATTGGAAATGGCTAGCTTCGTTTCCAGCTCTTGATTCTCACCATACTGCCAGAAATTAGCGAGGCCCGACACAAGGGAGAACAGCAGTAGCCACTCCATCACCCGCCCCCTGTGTAGTGCGCAACTCTCCACTCCCTACCAAGCCAAATGCTCATTAGAGCGGTATTGGCTACCCCGTACTCAGTGAGTGTAGGTTCGTTAAACGCTCCTAAATATAGTAACACATGCTCAAGCACCAATAGCCCGATCACTACGACAAAAGTAGACGACTCCCTGAATTTAGTTTTCATTTATCCACCTTCCTGTCAAGTTTGCTCTCTATCCGATCTAACTTCTCAAGCATAGCGTCGAACTTTCGATCTACATCGGTGCGGGTAGCGTATTCACCCGCCACTAAAATTTTAACGCTGCTTAGCTCTTGGGCTATCTTTTTGTTATCTGCCTGCAGCTCCCTTTGCGATTGCCAAATTGCGCGGAGTAGTGCGCCTCCTAGCATAAACACAGCACCTATCAGTGCGTTTATGAGTGTTTGTTGATCCATTATAAAATACTCCACCTAATAAACGCACCACCGCCCGGAGTAGTAACAGAATCAATAATGAAACTGCCATCGTTCTTGACCCGAATATAAGGTACGCAAGTCGCACCAGCTGAGTTGGAGGCTTCTATAACTATCTTAGAGTTTTGATACACGTTCGCATTCGTGACAGTGGTTCCAGTCCCTACGACATGCGATGCGATTGTAACGCCACCTGATAGCGCATCGGTCGCGTGCGCTCTTACATTAGTGAAATTCTCCACTGCTGAGCTAAGTCTTGCAATCGTGCCTGCTGTGTTACCTGATAGATCGGCGGTACTGACATCAACTGTGCAGCCCTGCATTCCCAGCCCATAGCCGGTGTTGCCGGTTAGATCCACATCTCCTAACTTAAAGTTGCTACTTGTAACACCAGCCCCTGAGAATAGCCGAACCCCGTCACCTGCATTACCTGTCGATTTACCGTTGGTAATTGTAATGTCGTTAGAAGAGTCAGAAGCGTTCACCCCATGCCCACCAGAACCTGAGACGTAGAAATCACTTATCTTAAGCCCTACAGTCCCTGCGGCCACATTAATACCTTTATCAGCAGCCCCATTAACCACTAGATCGGAAGCAACGCTGCCGTCTGCTGGAATACCGGCGTGACCAAAGTTTATACCGTGAAAATATGACGTGTCATCGACCGTGACACCCCTAAGTGATGAGTATCGACAATCAAACGACACACTAGCAGCTCCTGCATCTTTTGTGGTTATGTTGTATTGCTTGTTATAATCCCCTGAGAACTGCGTACCCGACCATGAATCTGTCCCGCCTTCGGTGTGAATGTTATACATCTCGGAGTTATTACACAACTGTAGCCAGAAGCCCTCTCGTCCATAATCTTTGGCAATCGAATCATGACACCTAACCCTAGTCGAGTTACTTATGTAGACTGCGGCTGTTGTCTTATCCGAGGGTGTAGCCGTAGGGAAATAGTTTCCTGTCACATTAGCTACGCTAAACTCTATGTCGTCACTGTTATCAATGCGAACTAATGTGTGCCATACCGCGTCTGTTATACCTGACTGCCCAGCCTTATAACCATCGATAGTACCGATACCGAACATTCTTATGCCTGAGTTACCGCCCACAAGGTCAGCATTCTCGAACATGTTCGTACCTGCTGCGCTGTTAGCTAACATCAAGCAAGTGCCGTTGATCTCTATATCTTTATTAGATGCAATCTCTACTGTAGCTAGCGCGTAAGTATTCTCTGCGCTGTAGACTACATGATTAAAGCTAGCTAACGCTAACATAGAAGCTGCTGTGTCATCGTTTGTGCCGTCTGCTGACGCGCCGAACCACTCAACTAATACTGCTCCGATGTACACTCTTTGCCATGCCGCACTGCCGTCCCCTCCCGTCGGGATGAACACCGTGCCACAATAACTGCCGCCATTGTCTGAGTATGTGCTAGCCACTGCGCCAGTGACGGCTTGGAACAATCCCCCATCAGTGCCATGAACGAACATAGTATACGAAGTATCAGGAGCTTGTAACACTGCCGCTGCTTTATCAGCTACCACTAGCGAAGGAATGTTTAACCCTTGATTAACCCATGCTGCGCCATCCCATGAGTAAGGTACGCCAGCTACAGTACAATGAGTGAATTTATCAGTATCTAGCGTGTCTCGTTCTGCTATGTCTACAACAGGGGCGATCATGTTGATCTTGGTCAGTGGGTACGATACACCGTTACGAGTCTGTGTTATGTCGCCTTTCCCGAATACTAAATCTTCCTGCGTAGCTAAAGCTTTCCGCACTAACCTAGTCATCAGTTAAATGCCCCTCTGTATATGGTTCTATTTGTTTGAGACGTACGAGAACCATCAGTGCTAGATGTTTGACGTACTAAATTGAGTTCGCGTTCGTACAAGTTTATATTGTCGGCAGCTCTACGCTGTGACGAAGTATCCACGTCATCCAAGAAAGCGTGACCTATGACGTAGTATCTAATAGCGGCATCGAATACTGTAGGTATTTCTAACTCATCGTTTGAGTTAGTTATTTCTTTAGGTGTCTTGATATAGTTGACACTAAGTACGTTATTTGACTCAGCTATATTAGATACCAGTCCGTAAGGAGAGTCGAAGTTCTCGACACCTATCTCTGGGTCATATAACCCTATGGTGAATCCGTAAACACTATCTAGTGTGTAATCATCAATCCCTACAACTTCCCCTAACCCAGAATCACCGTGAAACCCTACGCTCAAGTAACTATCTACCATGCTAGCTACAGCGCCATAGACTGAGTCAAAATTAGCTACTTCAGTAGTTGTATACCCGTTACAACTATCTGGATCTGTAATTAAGTATTGTTCATCATCTGCATACACGACAACACCGAACAAATCTTGCAAGCCTTCTGCATCGGTCAATACTCCGTAGGGAGTACCAGCTATATAAGTAGACTCGTCTAAGTACCCTGCGTTTTGCATAGTGTACAGCGTGTCTTCTGGATTATCTGACGGGATTGGGTATACTCGTATATTCTCTAGGCTCCGCTCGTCGTATACCAAAGCGGTTACCGTGCTGCCTACGTCAGTTTCCCAGTCGTCCGATTGGGCATCCATTTTATCGTGACTAATTAAAGGTATTCTACCTTCTGTAGCAGCTCTTGTTAGCAACCATAAATTATCCGGTAGTTCATACACAGATTGCCCGACTACTAAAGATATACCTACTTTATCCTTCAGTATCTTACTGTGCGCGGCGATGTCTGATTGAGCTTCGTCTACTAATCTAATGAGCCTATCGTCAGACCATCTACGCTTGTCTACATCTACAAGTACATCCCTAACCTTAGTTAATATTGTATCTATTCTGGACATACTAACCTCTAAAGAGCCTCCGAAGAGGCTCCCACCACTTAAATCTTAGTAAGCTCACCAGTGTGCTTGGTGTACTCAAGATACTCAACCGCAACGATGTACTCACCGACGTTAGTTGCCGCTGTACCGACGTAAGCTAAGTTAAGCCAGATCGGGACACCTGAACCTGTCAAAGTCTGACCGGCGAAAGTACCTACTTTACCTACGGCAGCCTTAAGGTTAGCAGCTGTCAGTATTTGCCCGCCGCCTGAAGCCGTACCTAACTTACCTGTCAGCGATGTACCAGCATCAGAAACGGTCACAACGTGCATGTAAGCGTTAGTGATAATGGCATCAGGAGGCAAATTACCTAACAAATGGTCACCGTTGACAGCAGATACTTGATTATCTTCAGTACCTTCTTCAACAGAACCAGCGAAGATGCAGACACCTTTCTTCTGCATGTAGTTATTTTTACGTGTTAAATCAGTCATGTTACACCTTCACGTCTACAGCGATAACGCCATAGTCAAGACCAGAGATTTTAGCCTGCTTGTAACTTGAATTCTCTGCTGTCATGTTAGTCTTGCGACTTTCCATCCAGAACTCAACGGCAGACTCCGTTTTGATACCGAAATCTTGTGATTCTTTGAACTTGTAGTCAGGCTGCTTACCGAATGCACTCTGAACTGCACTCTGACCCATGATAAGACCACGAGAATGCAAGTTAGACGAGCCATAGTCAAAGCCTGTTTGCCCAGTCCACAACGCAGAAGCAGGCGAAGCCCCGTCATACTGACGCAAGCCGCACATCTCTACTTGTGAGTCGTTCAAGCCCCAACCTGCAACGGAGCCAGTAGTCTCACCAAAGAAATGACCAGCTTCAACAATCAATAGCGAACCTAACTTACCGATCACACCTGAGATGTTACGGTTTTTAGCGCCTCTAAAGTCGCCTGAGCGAACAATAGTCTGGAAACCAGAAGTATCGGAGCGCAACAAGTTAGCCATTGAAGAATCTACAACGAACAACCATACAGGCTCACCATTTTCAAGCCGGTAATAGTCGAGAGGTCGTCTAATAGCGCCAGTAGTAAAGCCTTGCGATGTTTTCAAGGTTTTTTCAATGTCAATCAGCTGATTGAATGTGAAAGTAGTGCCGAGATCGATAATGTGCGACGGCGATTGTAAACCCGAATCATTAGTATTCAAGTTGCCTTGAGCACAATCGAATTTAGACTGGTCGTTAAATCGAATAAACAGATCGCCAAGCTTGTTGCGAGAGTCGCTATGCTGGCTTATGTTAAGATCGCCAATATCAACAGCATCAAACTGATCGCCATTGTCAACAACTAAGCGATAACGCTCAACTGTCACTTTATCGGAGAATTTCTTCTTCT